TATGGTTTAACGCTTATGAAGGCACAAGACCAGTAGGATTTATTTCAGCAGGTGTTACACAAGCACCTTGGAACAAAGAAATATTGTATGCACATATTGAATTGATCTATATGTTAGAAAGCCATAGAAATATGGACACATTTAGACAAATGGTTGATCAAGTTGAACAATGGGCAAAGAATTACGGTGCTCAAAAAATTACAGCAGGCGACATTGGAGTGAATCCAGATAGAACACGCAAAGTGTATCAACATCTTGGATTTAATGAAAGTTGCTTTATGGACAAGGATTTAGAATATGTCTAATATTGTTAAAGGTATAGGAAAAGCAATCAGCGGTGTTGTTAAAGGCGTTGTTAATGTTGTTAAGGGTGTAGTTAAAGCAGTTGTTGATGTTGTTTCCAGTGTAGTAAATTTTATTGCACAACCTTTTCTTGGATTATTAGGCGGAGCACCTGACATACCTGATGCGGCGGCAGAAAGTCAACGTCAACAAGGTGTTTTAATTACACAACAAGGTTCAAACATAAACATTCCTGTTATCTACGGATATAGACAAGTAGGTGGCAATATTGTATATGCAGAAACAGGTGCTGACAACAACAGATACTTGTGGGTTGCATATGTTTTATCAGAAGGCCCAGTTGAAGGCTTAAGAGAATTATTCATAGATGACAATCAATTGCCAGCTGAAGTTATACCTTTACTAAACAACGGACAAACAGTTACAGTCAGCAATGGCAAATACAAAGACAGAGTTCAATTACAATTCAGTCACGGACAATACAATGCAACACCAAGTTCAAGCAATGTAGGAACTTGGAGTTTGATGCAGGATGCACCAAGCTGGAAAAGTTCAATGGTTTATAATGGTGTTGCTACACTTTTTGCAAGATATGAATGGAAGAAAATTGAAACGCAAGAAGATGCGGACAACAATCCATTCAGTGGTAATATCCCAAGAATAAAAGTAGGTGTGTTAGGTAGAAAAGTTGCAAGTCTTACAGATGGCAGTTCACCTGAAAACTTTGCATATGATTCAGCACCAACTACACCTTATTCATATAATCCTGCTGAAGTATTGCTGGACTATTTGCGTAACCCAAGATATGGTAAAGGGCTAAAAAACTCTGACATTGATTGGGATAGCTTTAGAACAGCGGCTTCTAAATGTGCCCAAACAGTTACATACATCAACGGCGTAACAGGGCCAATTATGACTTGCAACTATGTGCTTGACACAGGACAAACTCTGTTTGCAAACACTAAGAATTTGCTTATGGGCTTTAGAGCTTATATGCCATTTTCGCAAGGCAAATACAAACTTAGGATTGAAGATGCAGGCAATCCAACAGATATTACCAGTGGTGTAGCCACGATCGTTGCAACATTCAACGAGGACAACATTCAAGGACCGGTCACTTATTCAGCCGTTGAAAGAACATCAAAATATAACCAGGTGCAAATAAACTATGTTGATCCAGACAAGAAGTTTTCAGTAGAAAGTGTTATCTATCCTGAAACAGATAGTGAGCGTCAAACTTATATTGACAAAGATGGAGGGCGTGTTAATAAACTTGAAGCAACATTCCCTACAATAACAAACTATGCTATTGCTAAAGATTTTGCACGTTTGTTGTTTAATAAATCACGTTATCAAGAGTCAGTAAGTTTTACAGCAAGTTCACAAGCACTTGAACTTGAAGTAGGTGATAACATCTATATTCAAAGTAAGATGTTAAACTTTGGTAGCACACCATTCCGCGTAATTACTATGCGTGTCAACAATGATATGACAGTTGACCTTGGATGTGTGCGTAATGAAGATAGTTTATATCCTCACACAAGAGTTGGCGAAGAAGATATTGTGTTGCCACCATATATTCCAAAAGGTGCAACAATTGATTATCCAGAAACTGTAGGCGGTGTTCCAGTAGGACTTGTGCCTCCTACCAGTGCAGATGTTCCTGTGCTTCATTTTCCACCAAGAATTTTTAACATTACACCCGACAGTGTTGATAGTGCAGGATACACAACAATCACAGTTAATGGTGACAACTTTCAAACTGGTATTACAGCAAAATGGATTGGCACAGATGGCACAGAATATCTGCCAGACTCAGCAGGTGGCAGTGATGTTACAAGAAACAGTTCTACACAATTAACATTTGAAACACTACCAGGTATGACTGATGCAAATCAACCATATGATTTGGTAGTTATAAATTCAGCAAGTTTTGGCAGTCTAACAGCGAGGGTAAACAACGTATTAAATGTAGATGGCACAACAACTACACCGGACACGCCTATACAAGATCCGCCAGTAACTGAAGATCCAGAAGATCCAACAATTACACCAGGTCCATCAGATCCGCCACCAGAAGGTCCAGGTGACAATGATACACCACCTGATGGTCCAGGACAACCTGTTACATTTGATGATTTTGTTGAATTTACTAAAGTTGAATATTCAGTAGAAGGCGATCTTGTGTATGCTACAATTACAGGAACACAGCCTGATAGAAATGATTATAAAGAACTTATAATCTATTATAAACGTGCTATTGCAACTGAAACTGTTTATCAGCAAATGGTTGTTACTACAAAACCAGGTGCAAATAAACCATTTAGTTTCCGTTTAGGACCTTTACTAAAAGGCAGAACACAGTATGACCTAATTAGTAGAGTAAAATACGCAACAGGCGAATTATCTACACGAGTTAACAAAATTAAATTAGATGCAAGCGGTGCTACAACAGCAGAAGATCCAAGAGATTATGTTGAACAAGCAAGCACTGGTTGGCCAGCGGCACCAGGTGAAGCTGTTAAACGTAGAGATACTAAGATTGATAAACTTGTTGGTCAAACACTGTTAACAGGCGGACAACCAAAAGATCCTAAAGAAATACAAATCACAGTAAGAGCTGATGTGTTTAATCAGCCTGCAAACTATGATGTTACTGGTATAGTTTATTATGTTAAAACAAGTGCAGGCAGTCAATGGACACGCTATGAACGTGCATTTGCAACTCCATATGTGCCGGGCGTAGAACAAACATTTACACTTGATATATTTGGATCACCAACATATCCAAGCATACCAACTTCAGCACAACAAAATTATGATGTTATTTTCCGTTTTGCACACAAGGATGGAAAAGAATCAACAGAGCAATGGCGTATAATGGGCATTGCAACAGAATACAGTGCATTAGGATCTTATGACTTTGATCCATTCTTTGGTGAAAATATATTCAAAGAAAAAGCAACAGCATATGATATTGAATTGGTAGATCCAAGTGCACCAAGTGCGGCAAGTTCAATGACAGTTGCGTTAGATAGTTTAACTGCTTCATTGAGTGGCACAAAAGTATGGAACTTTTATATCAAACCGCCAGAAGCAACTGTGCTTGCAGATTGGCGTGGTATAAGAGTTCGTTATAGACCAGTTGTTCCTGGCAGTGATCCAGACTTTGAAACTTATGAATCAACTTCAGTTAGCATTAACGGTGTTACTGGATTACATTACTTGCCATTATATCTTGAATTTGATACAGAATACGAAATAGTTTTAACACCAATGTATACAAATGCAGGTGTTAGAACAGATTCTACAGAAAGTTTATTTGGCACAGGCTTTATTCATAGAAAACAAACAAGAGAAGATTATCCAAGCACAGGCAATTGGTTGCAATCATTTAACTTTAAAGAAATGAAAACAAGTCTTGCTCTTAAAACTATTGACGAAGCATTTCCAGCACCAGTTGATCCATTAGTTGACATTACAGAATGGAAGATTATTACACCTACAAGTTGGAAAGGTGCAAATGATCCTGCGGCATACTATAAACTAACATTTGATCATAGAGCACTAACAGATTTTAGTCAATTAAACGTGTATAGACGCTCAAATGGCTATGGAAGTGTTACTGATACATATGGGACATACTACGGTATTGGTAGATGGGAAAAAGTTGAAATAACAAGCGTAGAGGCGTCTGATAGCACTACTATTTTCTTACGTCCGCCATTGCATTTTGAAGAATATAATCCATATTTTCAAATTGGAGGTTCGCAAAGTCTTAGACGTAGTTTTGCAGAAGAAGCAATTAGCGGATATGGTCCAAAAGACACAGATGAATTTTTAATTGTGGTAGAAGAAACTGGTGGAGAAGCAACTATTGGTTGGTTCTTGCAAGGTGGCAATGGTAGTAGCACAACAGAAGATCTATTACAAGGTTTAAGACCAAAAGAAGTTACTCTTGCAGATTATGGTTATTTCAATTCAGCACTTGAAAAGAATTTAAGCCAAGCAATCACAAGGATTGCTATTGCAGACGTAAAATACAACTATAGAAGTAGTTATAGCGCTATTGTAGCAACAACTACTCCGGCGATAGAGTAGGAGATAAGATGGCAATACCAAGTTTTAACGGCGTATTTGATACAAGCCTACAAAAAATACAAACTACAAATGGATCTACTTGGGCAGACCTTGGCAGTGCTCCTTATACAACTTGGAGCAGTTGGACAAGTTGGACTCCAGCACCTGTTAGTCCTTTAACTTGGGTAACAGAAACTATTGATCTTGGCGAAACTGCATATTTTAATCTTACTTGGAACATAACCTGCGTAGG